GGATCTCAGCCCGAACCTTCCAGGTGTGGGCCCCGGCCCCTACATAGGAGTCCACCCAGGACAACAACTGCTCCCGGGACACCTCCGACTTCCGCATCCGGCCGATGCAGCAGTCCGAAACGTCGCAGTCCAGGTGAAGGACCCACCAATACTCCGGCGTCTCCCCCACGAACACCACATCATCCCCGAACTTGCCGAAGTTCGTGTTGACGCCCCCCAGGGCCTCCTCAATCTCCGCATCCGTAATGGGATGATCCTCGGGATCCTTGGACTCAGGGTTGTCCCGGTACCGTTCCAACAGGACCACCCGTACCGGCGTCAGGTACGGCAAGTGCATCGTCACGTAGGTTGACGTGACGTACTCGTAGAAGGCGCCGGGCTCTAAGCCTGTGTCCAACAGGGCCTTCATGTCCGGGTACTCGTAGCAGGAAGCGGACTCGAAGATTTCAGGGGTGATCATGGTGTGGGATCCTGTTGGCTTTGGGCCAGCACGGCACTGATCCTTGGAACGGACTGATGCGGGATGCCAGCGACGGTGCCGCACTCATCGCACACGGCTGCCAGAACACCAGGAGCAGAACCCTCCCCATGCCGGAAGGGGACCTCCCTTTCGAGGTAGGTTGTAGCCCGCATTCCGTTGCACATTGGGCACAACGCTTTCGACTTGCCGCCAATCTCTGGTTTCACGGTGCCCCCCTTTCCGAGAGTGCCGGAGGGTTGTGGTGTGGCCTCCAACTCGTCAATCAATATTTGAGGTTGACGAGCCCTACGCTCTTTCTTCTCACGACTCTTGCGGCCCATCGGACACCTCTCCAGGACTTTACCCCAGCCCGCAGAAGACCGGACTCCCTCAACCTTGAGGCCGACCCACCTTCCGAGGGTGGTCGATCCCCCACTTCACCAGGTACCGGGCCATGCGCCGGATCGGGACCTCCTAGACCGACCGGAACACCAGGATGGGCTCGAACGGGTCTTTCCGGTTGAGCTTGGGTAAGGGTAGCCCTAGCCTCTCCACCTCCCGGAACCCTCAACCCTCCTTCATACGAAGGCGCTTCTCCCCTTCCCGGTGTTTCGGGCAGCAGAACCGCATCCCATTCTTGATGGAGGTGTCTATGAACCCCTGCCCGCAACGCCGGTATGCACAAACCTTCGTCCGCCCCTGAAGCTCTTTCGTCTCCCGGCATGTTGGGCAAAGGTGGAAGTTACCCTTAGCAGCCGTCTCCCAGGGGGCGCCACAGGACCGACACGTAAAGGTGCGGGTCTCCTTGGGGGGGCTGGTTTCCCGCTTTCGTTGTCTCCTAGAACGAGCCCCGCAGGTATCGGAGCAGAACCGGGCGGTCTTGCGGCGGGGGTGGAACTCCTCTCTGCACTCCTCGCATACCTGGCTGTCCCGTTGGGTACGCTGACAGAAAGAGCAGAGCCCCACACCGGCCGGTACGTGCCTCCCGCATCCCGAGCACGAAGGAAGACCCAATGAGGGGGCTAGTGCCCCCACCATCGCCCCTGGGCCTTTGGACCAGCACAGGACAGGTTCGTGGTTGTCCGGCTGTCCGGGCTTCTGCATATCGTACTTGAAGGTCTCTGCGGGGGCTCCCAGGCCCAAGTCCTCTGCGAGACGAAGAGTGTCCGCCACCAAAGGGAAATGCTCTTTCCCTATCCACACGTCGTCTACATTCAGGATGAGCCAACCCCCCAACCGGAGACTCCGCACGGCCCTGCTCATCAAGCCCCGCAGGAAACCCCCCACCCAATCGGTGTAGGTAGGGTACCTGTTGCCCGCCAAGTTCGATTCCGCCCCATAAATCATCTTCCGCCAGTAGGGCGGAGACGTGAGCACCACGTCTATGTCCATGGGGGGCACGAAATCTTCTGCGGGGGTGTTGTGCAAGGTGACTTTTCCCCGCATCTCTGGGAGGTAGGTGCTGACCCAAGCTTGGAGCCTCTCCAGGCCCGCAAACGTTTCAGGCTGGGGCTCGCAGGCTATGTATTTCGGGAGGGCCGTAGACAGGATCGTTCCCAGCAAACGGCCACCCCAGCCTCCGCATGGGTCGTACACCGTTCCCCCAGGGGGGCAGAACCTATCCACGAGCACCTTGGCCGCCACAGGACGGAAGTTGTAGGCGCCTGAATAGTGATACAGGCGCACACCTGACCGGATACGGGCTGCATTCGGGACGACCCCCCGTTTAAGGATCATCTTCAAGATGCCCCGGAGGCTTGCCGGGTCCTCAAACAACCCCAGGGGGGATTTGGCAGCCTTGCGGGACTTGATGTCCCAAATGCGAGGCACCATCGACTGACAGGTTCCCTGCCCCACGTTGATGCGCTTGATCAGGTCCCCCCGAATCACCTGATCCCCTTCCAAATGGTGGAGGACTTCCAGGTCTTCAGGCCGTGGTTCATGGTACGGGAAACCCTCCAGAGCCCAGAAGGCCAGCCAATCCCCCAAGAGACGATCTTGCCCCCCTGCATCCAGGGTGTTCCATGCCCTGGAACGAGCCTGGAGATCCTTAGGAATTGGTGAAGGCACCTTGGAGAGTCGGGGCCGGGAAGGAACGGCATCCGTTGGCCAGAATTTCCGGGGCAGTTTGTAGAGAAGATCCGGGATCACGAAAGGCTGAATGAGGGCAAAGAAGATGTCTGTAGTCCGTGCCCGGATCCCCATCAGCTTGCAGGTTTCCGTAGACTGGGGCTTTAGGTAGGTGTCCAGGGCGAACCGCTGCCCTACCCAGGAAACAACAGCCTCAGCCTCAACAAGGGAGATGTCCCCCAAGGCAAAGGAAGGCAGGTTGGAATCCAGATGCCCGTCGTCGAAGTACCAGAAGGCCAGGGATCGGGGGGCAAGCCTTGTCAGCACTTCTTCGGGGAAGACCCTCTTGCCTTCCGGGTAGAAAACCTGACGGGCGTATTTGAGCCACCTGTGGGTTCTGGTCAGGAGAGTGAACTCGTAGGCCACTGTCCCGCTGTCCATCACCTTTTCCCGGAACTTGATGGGTTTGGAAATAGGTGCGAGTAGCCGATGGACGTGCCGGAGATACCCCGCCTGGGCGTGGGAATGGCCTATCTTCAAAGCCCCCCGCTTGAGCAGGTGTCCGTCTCCCAACAACGTCCCCAGGATAATCTGCCTCTGCTCCTCCGAGAGAGGGGCGTCGGACGTTGCCCGTTCTGCTTTGTTGATGGAGGCGATGCCCCATTGCCGTCTGAGGTTCAAGATGGTCGGCTTGGTGACTCCGAACATCCGGGCTATCTGACGGTCCCCCATCTGCTGGTAGAAACCTGACAACTCAACTGGGGTGAGGTCTTCCAGGACCGGAAGCCCTTCCGCTCTACGGACCCTGTCTTCCCGTTCCCTCTTGGGGATCGTGCGGATCCCCGCTTTCTTGCGATAGAGAGCTACCGCCGTTTCCGTGACCCCATGTAGTTCTGCGATTTCCAGATCCGTGTGGTCTTGGTACAGCCGCCACAGGCTATCCGGGGACAACACTCCTCTGAGTGGACGACCTCTATACGCCACAACCTCTCCTACCGGGATCCCACAACACCGACAGGCTAACACGGGTTCGGCCGTAAAGGAAGAGGTTGGGGGGGTGCAGAGAGGACACTAAAAACACGACCGCCTCCACTGGCCGAAGCCGGGGGAGGCGGTCGTTGGAACGGGCAGCCCTAGTGTACTAGGGCTTCAGCCGGTGCTACCGGGTAACGGTCAGGCGGGCCAGACCACGGGGGTTGAAGGCGCCCAGACCGAGATTCTCGAAGATCGAGAATCCGATTGTGCGGGCCTTCGGGTCGTCGGCCGACAGGACTGTCAACTCCGTGCGAACCGGGATGCGGCCGAAGTGCTCGGGTTCGCAGCAGATGTAGACCGTACCGACCGGCACCAGCCGGCTGACGACGACCTGGGCACCGTACATGACGCCCATGAGGCCGGTCTTCAGCAGGGTGGCCTGGGTCTCGATGTCCAGGATGTCCCGACCGAACTTGCGGATGTCGGCGTAGTCACGGGCATTCATGTAGACCCGTGCGACCCGGAGGTCATGACGCTCGACCAGCGAGAAGGCATCCGCCAGGACCGCACCGCTGATCGGGGCGATGACGGGGATGTCGGCGTTGGTCTGACCGGGCAGGCTGTCGAAACCTGCGGTCGCCACGGCGTCCAGGACGGCGAAGACTCGCTCGTCCTCTGCGGCCTGCACCTGCGCCCGACCGAGATCCTGGGCACGCTCGATGAGGTCGAAGCGGCGCTCCTTGATCTGGGTGAGGGGGATTTCCGGGTTCGATGCGATCTCGAACAGCGGGAAGATCACCCTACGGGGCTTGGTGACGGCCAGGATGTTCTCACCTTCCTCGCCTACGACGAACGCCGTGACATCCGGGTCCTTGTCGTAGATGGGGAGGGCGCCGTCAGGCAACTGCTCGACCAGGAAGGTCTTGCGGCCGACTGCGGCGTAGTCTCGACGCAGCCGAAGGGGCTGAGTCATGGATGCGGCGAGCTTCGCACGCCCTTGGGGCGTTTTGATGAACTCACCGATGATCCGCTGCTTAACGGCGTTGGTCACGGGCATCGGTTTCTCTCCTGTGTGGACCAGCTAGGTTCCCCGTGAGGGGAGTTCAGCTAGATCCGCTGGTCGTACACGAGTTCGTTCTGGACGGCGTCCGGCGGCATCTTGAGCGATGCGATGTGCGTGACCGCCTGGCCCGGATCCACGGCGAACAGAGCCGCCCGCACCGCCTGCTCAGCGGAGTGCGCCGCAGCGATGTTGTAGATCAGGGTCGCCAGACCGGCAGCGGTGTCCTGGTACTCCATCGGGTACAGGAAACCGTTGGTGGAGGACATGAGCCGGAAGCCCGTCCGGTACGTGATCGCCACACCGGCAACGTCCACGATGGTGATCTGAACGTCCTCTTCGTACACGGAGTTCCCGTACGTACCCTGACCGGACACGTAGGGACCCTTGCCGCTGGCGGTGCCAGGGGTGTTTTCGAAAGCGTTCCCATTGGCGGCGTTGATGAAGACGCCGATGGCCTGGTAGCCGGTCTCCTGGAGACCACCTGCCCAGGCTGCCTTCTGGACCGCCGTACCGGGGCCGCCGAGGAAGTTGCTGCCCGCATCCGGGCGGGTGAATGCGACCGAACCGGAGAGTACGCCGGTTGCCGTCACGTCGATCTGACCCGTGACGCCGGCCGCTGCGGAGCGGTCGTCGACTGGGTTGGCCTGAGTGAAAGAGTCGTCCGTCAGAAGACCCACGGTGTTCCGCACGCCGACGTGCAGGATCCGCAGGGCACTCGAAGACTCGGTCCACCCACCACTGGCCTGTCCAAGTAGAGGCATCTGTCCTCCTACTCCCTGTTTACAGGGTGGTGATGGTGCCAGCGGTCAGATTGACCTTCCCCTGGCAACCTCTCTAGGCACCGGAACCACTCCAGGCGCCTACTATTACAGAGCAACTATCGATGAATTACCGAACCAACCGTGAGTTGGCCGAGGGTTTCAACCAGCCCCCGCCGTAAAACGGGGGCTGGTTGAGGGGAGTTCTACATATCGAACGAGGACTTCACGTCCGGGGCGGACTCCCACAGGCTCGCAAGCTGATCGCCTTCCGAAGCCGTGCGCTCCATCGTGCCAACCGTGGTCACGCCCGTGGACGCTTCCTTCGGCTGCGGCTGGAGAGTGGCGTCCACGTCGGACTGGCCGGGGACCTGGCTGGCGAAGATGTCGCCCAGCATGGCCTCGTCTTCCGCCGTGACTACGCTCTCAGTGCCCAGGCCCATCGGGTCGTCGGAAGCGGCGAAGAAAGCAGCGGCTTCCTTCCCGTCATCTTCCTTCTCTTCGTCGTCGTCGTCGTCGTCGTCGTCGGCGGCCTTCTTCTTGCCTTCCTTCTCGTCGACGTCTTCGTCGT